CTCTGTCAATAAAGCCACATGCACTCTGTTCCTGAGTGCAGTGGGTGTTAATTTTATTCTGTCAGCATAAAAATCAAGACTATAATCATATTTCTTTAGTCCGAGGTCTTGATAATCTGAGTCATTATGCACAACATAATGAGCCCAATTAACTTTGAAACTCTCAGGGAGAATTTCCAAAATTAGGGGATGGTCTAACGACTGAAGGCCTTCCAGTGAGTCGAGGTACTCTTCAATCACTAATTGCGAGCGGACACTTATTCCGAATTGTTGTTCCACCAACAAACGGGTTGTATGAGGGATAATCTTTTTCCCTATTGGATGTGCCATTGCTTCGAGCAATTGTTCTTTGTCCCATGCTGAGATATTTCTGTCTTTGTTTAGGTAGCGTCTCAAATCAACATGCTTTGTGCAGCGTAGCCCGTAATGACCTAAAGATTGTAAAATAGGACAGCCCGCATATTGATAAGCTAAAGAATAGCTTTTTGATCGTAGTAATTCCAACCACCTGGTTTCTTTTGCTTTAATGTATTTTGTAGGGAACCATCCAAAGGATGCTAATGGCTCTCTCGGATCCGCAGTGACGATGAGGTCTTTTGGATCGAAATACATACCGCAGAAACCCGCCTCTGAAAGAGACGAAACTTGTTCGAGCTTCACTGTCCAACCTAAATTTGCGAAGAAACTTTCTTCTGGGATGATATTATTCTCGAAAGTAAATATTCCATCATCCCCTTCAACCACGCCGGTGACCGCCGTGCCGTGTTTGAAGGCCGCAAATTCCATAAGACACCAATTTGTAAATCCGTTTCCTAGTGAAGTACACATTTCACCCGACATTCGTGTAGCAAGAACTACACCGGTGAAATGTTTAAATTGACAATAATTTGTTCCGCACAAACAGTCCTCTAAATCTTGAAGGATTGGTTGTGCACCTGGCACATTTTGCAACATGTGTCTATAGAGTTTCATTTCTACGTTCTTCATCACTTTTTCTGAAAAGTGACTTTCGTAAGCCGTATAATCCGAGATTAGGTACTTTGCCCCCGGTCTAAATAATAAATTAAACAGGAAACCAGGGCGTTCCGGCACTGGGATATACTTTATAAAATATGGAAACTTGAAGACTTCTTTTTCTACAGGTTTTAATATTGGACCAAATGTGAGTTTTGCTTGATCAGATCTGCTGTTGATTGTTCTGTAATGCTTTGGTTCAGGGTAGGTTTCTTCTTTTATGAAACTTTTACACTTTTTCTCTTTCTGTGTTAGCTTTCTTATTCCGTTTTGGTCATACAAATCTAAAAATTCCTGACGTCTACTAGGTGTATATGACGGTGTATTTTCAGGTGTTAACCAAGTTTGCGGACTAATATCTGTGTCAGCTGGTAATACAGGAAATCGTGGTATTATTTCTTTTTCTACATAATCAAACCATTCTTGTTGCAACGTTTCATCTGCTTGTGGCAGTTCACGTGCTACCCTTTTTCCAAACCCTAGCATTGCTCCAGGAACATTTCTCAAATTCGGCGTCCAAGGTGTTGCCCCTTTAATGTGGGGATAATTTGGCGGACTGACTCTCATGGGTGGGTTTCGTTGTTCGAAACCATTCAAGACAAATCGCAAATCTTTCCGCACATTGCTCGGACTGAGGCTAACCTCCCAAGGATGATAACCGAATTGATAAAGGATACTAGGGGTTACAGAAAATGCATAGGCAACTTTTGCCTATTAGACAACACCTTGTGGGATGCTAGTCTGACAGTGTTTGCAAAAGTGGCTTGAGCAGTCTCATCAAATCTGTTAAAGTTAATTGTCGAATAGTGTGTGGCAGCGTGATCCATATTGGAGGTGAGTTCAGCAAGACTTCCAGAAAATTTTTGGAATCTGGGTCCTGTTAACTGAGCATAGAGACTTGAATCTGCTAAGAATTCAAATTGAGCTCTGCCAGTAATTTTTGAAACAAACCAACGATAATAATCCTCTAACATTCCTGAGTTATGCACACTTCTAAAACTTGGATTTAAAGAAACTCTTAATTCTTCATCAGAATTATGAGCAATTTCCAAAGTGGCAGCAGCATCAGTACGCAAATCTTCCTCATAGCGTTCACGTTTAACACTTTCAACTTGATAAGAATAAGAATCCTCCAAATTATTAACAACCATTGAACCTCCTCCAACGATAAAAGTCAGAGGCACGACATAACGATCAACCGTAAAGCCAATCTTAATTAAGGGGTTGAGAATATTGAAGAAACCAGAGGGCCATAAACCTTCCAAAGCATCCGTAGCACGATCAATCATGAAGTTCAACTTGTTATGCCAGTCAAACAATTGAGTATCTATGCTATTAATAACTCTAGAAAGTGTCCATCCAACGAGCATCCAGAATCCACCAACTGCAACGTTCCTCCACTGCGCCTTATTGGCTACTGCAACGAAGGAATCGAAGACTCCGGGTTTTGATGCTCTAACTTGGTCAAACCTGAACATGCGACTAAGAATGTTTTCGGTTTTCCTTTGGTTAAACTTATCACTAACTTGAACAATAACTTGTTCATCAGCGCCAGCTGGGTCATATCCGACCGTACCGGTTGCCATAGCGTGTGCGAAGAGATCCACACCTAGGTCTTGGTTTTGCTCTTGGTCATCACCCAAGACAGAAGAATTCACAGATGAAGATGAATTACTGCTTGAGCTAGACTCATTGGAAGCTCTCTTGACGTATCTACGTCCTTCCATTACAACAATCTCTGGCTCAGATTGAGGGGGTGCATTACTGCGCGGCCCGTCCACTAGCTCCCCTGTTTGGAGAAGGAGCGCTGCCCTGTCAGCGTGGATTGTCATTTCGAGTTCATTACTCTCGAGGGGCATATGTGCTGGTTCAGGCACATTCAATGCATTGTTTACGAAGGTGTGGTTG